ACAACCCAAAATTCGTAGTCTTGTTCTGGAACTTGTTGGAATGAAACATCAATACAATGTTTGAAAATTTGTGCATAACTTGCTAGTAATTCTTCCTCTGTTTCAAAAATCTGAGGGTTTGGGGGATAATTTTTATCTAAGGTATACTGTTGTACGGCACGTTTTGAAAATAACAACCCGGAATAAATTTCATAATCTCTTAAAGTACGTTCAGTACCAAATCCATATTTTGAAAAATCCATATCCACTTCCTCACCATCCATTCCAAATAATTGTCTATTTTTCTTGTGAGATAAATTATTTTTCTCAACCCAGTTTTTATCATCATCCCACTGTTTGGTTCTACCTTTTCTAGTATACTCGTGCCAAATTACAACTTTGTGTGGGTGAAATAAATCATACCCATGGGTATACGCTCGAACCGCTATTGAAATCTCTTCTCCATGAAAATAAAATTCTGGATCATGTTGTACTTCTTCACTGAATTTACCTAATGTGAAAGCAAAATGTGCGGAATAAAATCTTGCAGGAACTGGTTGTTTAAGTTCTTGCCAACCAGGAATTGTTTCAGGTAAAAAGAAAACTGCACCTTCTGGAATAAATCTGTCAAACGCCATTCTCCAAGGTTCTCTAATTCTTGCCGCAGGATCATTATCTGGATCAAAAGATGAAACATATCCTGTTAATAAGGGTTTTTCGAATCCTTTTTTCTGTAGTTGTTTAACCATTTTGATAAGTGTGTCATCCCAGTCTTTTTCAAATCTCATATGAGAATCAATTTGTAAAGTATACTCCTCACCATCATATAGTTGCTGTACTTGATTTCTGGCCCAACACACCCCTTTGGATTCATTATATAAAACATCCAAAATTCTAAATCTCTTATCATTTCTAAAGTCATCTAGAGTATCAAACTTATCATCAGGGTGATATTGTCTACAAATTCCAATACGTAAATTGTTTGGTTTTTTTGCATTAGAAATCATATCTTTGATTGTCAGTTCAAGTTGGGGGTCCCGGTAGGACGCTATTTGTACAAAAATTTTCATATTATTTTTTTTATTTAAAAATAATAATCAATCTCAAAAAGAAAATATTAATTAAAATTTACATGGGTATACCGCAACACAATCTGAACAAGGTCCATATGCGGTAACTGTTGCTGAAAAAATTGGAGATCCAGTTATTGCCCCTAATACGGTCCAACAACTTCCTGAAGAAATTACTCTAGTTCCTACTGCAGTTCCTGAAGGTAAAACAACAAATCTAGTAAGCCCACTATCACAACAAGATCTGACTCTGAAAATTGTACCAGTACTTCTTGTCGGGGTAACTGTTTTTGTAGGAGTAACAGTCCTAGTCAAAGTGGGGGTAATTGTAACGGTGGGAGTTATCGTTGAAGTCACTGTTGGGGTGGGTGTTTGTGATGGGCAAGGATAACCAGTAATACAACTAGAACAATCACTATAAGTTGTGGATCCGTTCCAGGTTATTGTGACAATTCCTACTGTTTGAGATATCACCTCATAACAATTATTTCCTGTTGTCAAAAACACACTACCTATCACTGTGTTACTAGGTAAACTGGCAAATCCATCAGGTACTAATGCACAACAAGGTCTGACAAAAAATATGGAATACGCAGTACTTGGAGTTACTGTTGGGGTTATTGTCACCGTAGGAGTGATTGTTGTTGTAACTGTTGGAGTTAATGTTGGAGTAATTGACGGAGTAATTGTAGGTGTGGGTGTAATTGTTGGAGTTATGGTTGGTGTTACCGTAGGAGTTAAAGTGGGGGTTATGGATGGTGTTGGCGTTATTGTCGGTGTTATAGATGGTGTTGGTGGTGGGGAAGTTGATGTAACTGTAGGTGTAGGAGTTATCGATGCTGTTATTGAAGGTGTTACGGTTGAAGTAACAGTTGGAGTAATCGTAGGTGTGGTAGTTGGTGTAAGAGTAGGAGTCAAAGTGGGGGTCGGTGTTGAAGTTATTGATGGTGTGACTGTGGGGGTAATTGAAGTTGTTGGAGTAATGGTTGGTGTTATTGACGGTGTAATAGTTGGAGTTGGTGTAATTGTTTTTGTTGGAGTCAAAGAAGGTATAGGTACACATGATAACATAGAGCAAGGTAATCCTTCCACCGCAGTGACACCAATTAAATTTGTTGGGTTAGTTCCACAAATGTAATCTATTTGACCCCCACCAATAGGATATGAATTTATTTGAACACCACTACAATCTATGTAATCCAGAAATCCTGTAACCGATAATGAGACATTTGAGACAACAATACAATTACAAGGAAATGGATTGGTTGGTGTAGGAGTTTGAGTTAATGTGGGGGTTTGAGTCGGTGTAACAGGACAACTATATGGTTCAAAATACTCACAACCATTTGAGTCAATTATTTTTATTATTAGATCATTTGTATTGTCTAATGGTGGTGGTACGTTAAATTGATATGGTAACGAAACTCCAGTTGCAACTAAATAACAAAAAGTATTTGTTATATCACAAACGTATACATCATAAGGTGCAACACCGGAAGAAGTTAGTATATCTACTTGATTTGGCAAATTTTATTTTTTTTATAAATACCTATTAAAAAATATTGTGGTAATTTTTATTTTTATCGATAATTTCAATAATTTTGTTATATACGTGTAATACCGAAGGATGACACTCAAAAGTTTCTTTCCTTTCGAGACAATTTACTAATGACGGTATTCCTTGTATCGACCCCCATTCTTGAACTCCATATTTCATATCTGAAGCACAATTCAATCCACAACCACCTCTAACATAATGATATTTATATTCTTGTGAACCATTTCTATATGGTGTTCTAAACTCAGGATTTATTGAACTTCCTAACTGTATAATTTCTGCATCTGTAGTACCGGCTAAATGTAAAAGACCTGAATCCATTGTAACAAAACACATACTATTATTTATTAAATGCCAAGTTTGATCAAGAGATGTTTGGTTCATTAAGTTATATCCTAACTTTATTGGAAAATCAAAAACTGGTTTATCAACATTTGACCCACCTAATTCTGATGAATTTTTTCCAATTGAAATTACCGATATTCCTTTTTCATTTAATAGTTGTGTTAACATTTGCCAATTTTTTGCCGGCCAAGTTCTTGAATTCCAATTTTGAACGGGATGTATTAAAACGTATTTATTGGGTAAATGAGGAAGTGTCACATCTTCATTTGGAATATAGTCCAAAGTCATTTCATCTTTGGTTAACATAAACCCAAGATTAATTGCGTGTAATTGTCTAATGTCCATCACATTATGTTTATTACAAACTCCATTGTCTTTATATGAAACATCAAATGTTGACATTACTTCATATTCTTTATTAACCCGATCAAACTCTTCATCAGTGTAAGGAATGTTCCTATCAACATAGGGGGAGTTTTTAAATAGATCGGGGTGTTTTGAAATTACATGAACTTTTCTATTATAACTTTTACTAATTTTTCTAACGATTGGTGTAGCACAAAGTGTGTCACCTAACGAATTACAACCGGCAATATTTATACAAATTTCTTTCATAAGTCATATAAAAAATATTATATAATGAAAATAAATACAGATTAAATCAACTTCTTTAAAAGATAAAAACTTTAATTTTTATTATTCCACATGTATTTTTAGTTTATGGAAAATATGAAAATTAAAATTATCACCATATTTATCAACTGGGGGTTCTAAATTTTTTAACACACATTATATGGTAATTTATAAAATAACAAACTTAATAAATGGGAAAATATATGTTGGTCAAGATATGGCTAATAACCCTAACTATTTTGGGTCAGGTACGAGGATATTAACATCAATAAAAAAATATGGTAAAGAAAATTTTATAAAAGAAATTATTGAGATATGTTCGTCTTTGGTGGAATTAGATGAAAGGGAAATTTTTTGGATAAAGGAGTTAGACTCAACAAATAGAAGTATCGGTTATAACATATGTGAGGGGGGTAGATCATATAGGAGTATGAGAGGTGAGAATAACCCAAGATATGGTATTAAATTATCTGAAGAAACAAAACAAAAAATAAGGGAAAAAAGAAAAAACCAAAAAATGTCTCAAAAAGAAAAAGATAGGTTGAGTGAATTATGGAAAGGAGATAAAAATCCAGGTAAAAATAAATCAGAAGAGACTATAAAAAAACTAAAGGAAGTTGCAAAAAAAATAGATAGAAGAGGAGAAAAACACCCAATGTATGGAAAAAAACATTCGGACGAAATAAAAGAAAAATGGAGTAAAGATAGGAAAGGTTTAAATATAGGGTCGAGTAATCCAGATGCGACTAGATATTACATAAAAACACCTGAAGGTAAAATTATTGTAATTGAAACCAGAAAATCTGTTATTGAATACTTGGGTTGTAGTTTAGGGTTTTTTGGAACTAAAAAGTATAAAAATTACGAACTAATAAATAAAGAAAAAATAAATAAGTGAAATTAAAAATATTATACATAGAACCACATTTGAGTACAGGAGGTGCACCCCAATTCGCGTTAAAAAGAATTCAGTCATTACAAAAATTTAAAAATGAAATAGAAATATTCTTAGTTGAGTATTCTAATTTTAGTGAAACATATGTCGTCCAAAGAAATGAGATCATTAAACTATTGGGTGAAGAACATTTCTTCACTCTTGGTGGAACAGGTGAGATTGAAAGAAAATATGGGTTAATTGATATTATTAAAAATAATAAGATTGATGTTATTCACTCTGAAGAAATGTTAGATGGTTTTGAGGCGTTTAATAGAATTCCTTTGGATTTATTAAATCAGATTTATTCTAACGATAGATCTTGGAGAATTGTTGAGACTTGTCATAACATATGGTACGACCCAAAAACGAATAAAAAATTACAACCTGAAGCATATTCATTGGTAACTCCGTATCATATGGATAATACCTTTAAGAGTACAAAACCGATGAAACGACTTTCTTTATACCCTTTCGAGAATAAAGTTAATTCACTATTGGAGGAATATGGAACCATTAAAGGTGTTAATACCGTACCTCTTATACATAAACTAAAAATAAGAGATGAGTTAGGTTTAGATTTAATGAAGACTCACGTATTAAATGTTGGTTTATGGACGAGCGGTAAAAATCAAGGAGAAGGTGTTGAGGTCGCAAGAACTTTAGTAGAATCTAACCCTAACATTCAATTTCACTTTATAGGAAACCAAGCACCAAATTTTGAGGGATATTGGGGTTCGATTATGAAAGACTTACCATCAAATGTAAAAGTATGGGGTGAGAGAAGTGATGTTGATAAATTTATGCAGGCATGTGATGTTTTCATGTTTAACTCAACTTGGGAGTGTAATCCATTGGTTGTTAGAGAATCGGTTAATTACGGGATGAAAATCTTAACAAGAAACTTACCACAATATTCAGGTATGTTTGATAATTACGTTACACCAATTGAGGGTGATGTAGAGAACATATCTAAACAATTATTAGATTTAATTGAAAGTGATGACTCGTATGAAATTCCTATGGATGATAGTTTCGGGCAAGGTCTGTTAGATCTATATAAAGAAGTCTCGGTTTTAGATATCACACAACAAGAACCGATTGAAAACGATTATGTTATTAAACAACATTTTGTTGTAAACCCGTTTTTTGAAATATTGGGTCAGGGGGATAGAGAATTTAATATTAAATTATTTGATGAAAAATCTTTGGTTTATGAAAACAACATTAAAATAAATAGTTGGATAAAACTCAATCGTGAATATTTTAGTAATTGGAAAACTGAAATTAGAGAAAATGGTAAACTAATATATCAAAACCAAATCAATTTAGAAAACAAACGTGTTTATATTTCATTTGGATCAAAATCCCTTGGAGATACATTAGCGTGGTTTCCCTATTGTGAAGAATTTAGATTAAAACATAAATGTAATTTAATTGTATCCACCTTCATGAATTATCTGTTCAAAGACCAATATCCAAACATAGAATTTGTAGAACCTGGTGAGTCCGTACCCAATATTCACGCACAATATAGATTGGGTTGGTTTTATAATGAAGATGGGACGATTGACACTAACAAACACAAAATTGACGTTAAATTACAACCACTACAAAAAACTGCAACCGATATTCTTGGTTTGGACTATAAAGAAATAAGACCAAATCTTAATTTACCAAATGTAGAAAAAAAGAAAAAAGTTGGAATTGGTTTTCATTCTACAGCACAAGCAAAATATTGGAACAATAAAAGTGGTTGGCAAGAAGTTGTTGATTACTTAAATAATCTTGGGTATGAATGTATGATTTACTCAAAAGAAGGTGATGGTTATATGAATAACTTTTACCCAAAAGGGGTTTCAGTTTTTAAAGGTGGAAACTTACAAGAGGTAATTAATGATCTATCTACTTGTGAATTTTTTGTAGGTCTTGGGTCAGGTTTGTCTTGGTTGGCTTGGGCTTGTAAACTACCCGTTGTTCTTATATCAGGGTTTAGTGAAAAATGGGCAGAAACAAAATTAGAAACATATAGGGTAATAAATGAAAACGTTTGTCACGGATGTTTTAATTGGGATAGATTGGATGCTGGAGATTGGAATTGGTGTCCTTTACATAAAGGAACTGATCGTCAATTTGAGTGTTCAAAACAAATAACATCAGAAATGGTAATAAAAGAAATTAATAAAATTATGGGTAAAGAAGAAAATACATTTCAAGTAGATGAGATTAAATTTGATTGGGGTAAAAAAAGTGAATGGTATGTGAGTCAAGCAACTCAAGAAATATTTGAGTATAACATATATGAAAGATTATTTGAAGTAGAAGAAGGTGATATTGTTGTTGATTTAGGAGCATCATTAGGTCCATTTACATATTCAATACTTCCAAAAAATCCAAAACAATGTTTTGTGGTGGAACCATTATCTTATCACATAGATATTTTAAATAAAAATGTAGGTCAAGAAAATGTTAAAATTATACAAGGAGCAATTTCAGATAAAAAGAAATTAGAAATCACTTGGGATAATATTACAGAAACTTCACCAACATTTACTTTTAAAGAATTTTTGGATGATAATAACATAAATAAAATAGACTTTTTAAAATGTGACTGCGAGGGGGGTGAATATGATGTGTTTTCTAAAAGTAATATTGAGTTTTTAAAAACTATACCAAAAATTGTTGTTGAGTTTCATTTAAGAAATGACGAAAACTTCCACCAATGTAAGTTCAGATGGTTTAGAGACAACATTCTAAATATGTTTGAAAACTTTGAGGTGTATTCTTTAGATGGTGTAAATATAAAGTGGGACTTGTACAACGAACATTTTATTGAATATTATAATGAGGTTATTTTTTATTTTAAAAACTAACCATTAGACGCTTTTATCCACTGACAACTAAGTGTGTCTGATGTACTAACAACAGAACCTGAAACAATTATATATTGGTCAACAGTCCAATTGGTTGTTAAAGTGGAAAAACCTGTAGTGTAGTTTCCCGAACCAATATCATCCCTAGTCGCGAATGATGTATTCAATACTATTGTGCCGTTACCAGACCCCGAAGCAACATCAATTGTTAGTCTACGATAAAGTTGAGCCGCTCTTATATTACTTGCAACTGATGTATTTGTAGCAACTAAAGTCGCACCACCAAGTAGTGCAGATGTGTTAACATAAAAATAAAAACTAAATAAGTTGTTAGCGGCACTTTTTGTAACACAAGTTTCTATTGTCACAATGTCCCCCGAAGAAAAAGTATTTGCAGGAATTAACAATGAATTAATTAGAGTATTAGAAGTTGAGTTTACACTACCCGCAGGTGTTGTAGTGGTTACAACTTTATATTTAACACCAACATTATACCCAATTATTTTAGCCATTTGTAATTCTAATCCATTGACAATTTAATATGTCAGATGCGTTGTCAACATCACCTGCTAATATGATATAACTATCTACAGTCCAATTTAACGCTAAATTACTTGGAAGACTTGTGTTATTATTGATATAGTCCTGATAAACATCAATAGTGTTCAATAAAACACTTGTTCCATTACCTGACCCATCAGATGTATTAACCCCCAATCTTCTAACGATTGGAATTGCAGTAAAAGTCGCACCTAAACCTACAAACTCACCGATTCTAATTGGTGAAGGTGATGAAATACTATCAGCACTATTCCAATATAATTTTATGTTTGATGTTGCGTTTGTATTTTGTTTTCTTGCAAAACATTCAACTTTTAATGAATCACCCGCACTAAATGTATTAGCAGGAACAAGTATGGAACCTAACTTACGCTCGGTCAATGAAGAAGTAGTTGGCTGAGGAGTTGTCAAATTAATAGTCTTAAAAGGACTATACATATTAAAACCTATTATCTTTGTCATAAGTCGTAAACATATTTAATCATAGATTGAGCATCAACAAATTCAATTTTATCAATCATAGTATCTTTGACTTTGAAAAAAATAATATTTTCATCCAATTCAAAAGAAACGTCTTCAGGGTTGTTAGAAAAATATCCACTATGACCTTCATCATCAACAATTGTAAATGTTAAAGTTCTTGGAACATCTAAAAATGAAGACCCTTCTGAGTCTGCAGACTTAACTAATGTGTTTAATTTTTTTTCTAAATATACCATTTTATTTAATTACTAACTTTAAAAAACTCGGTTCTAACTCCTGTACTTACACCACAAAAACCTGCCAATATAATGTAAGAGTCTATGGTCCAATTAAGTGCCAATCCACTTGATATGGCAAAAGTTGCCGCCGCAAAATCCGAATCTAAACCCGTACCAACACCATACGTAATTGAACCGTTTCCTGTACCATTTGCTACCGCAATTGAAAGTCTTCTATTTTGTTTATAACCAATATTTGAATTGGTTACGGAACGACTTGTAAGTTGTGTTGGCGTTGTTAAATCATCAGTTTCATTCCAATATAAATTACTACTAAAATTTCCTGATGTTAATCCTGTTAATCTTACAATCCACTCTATGTGTAATATGTCACCTGCAACAAAAGTATTTGCAGGAACATAAACTGAAGTTATTTTCTGATTTGAGGATGCATTAACATACGCACTTGGAATTCCACTTGTTAAAACAACTTGTTTTTTATCATAAAAATCAAAACCATTAAATTTTGTCATAATATTAAACCTCCACCCAACTATTATCAGGACTAAAATAAATTATTTCATTTGTTCCGTCTATACTATAACCAATAATTCTAATAACATCACCGCTACCTGATGGTGCTGTTGTTGTTACTTCTCCTGCGGTTGTTGAAATGTATACTATATCACCAGTATTTGTTACAAATCCTGAATTTCTAATATATCCTCTAACTAACATACCCTCAGATGGTGAAGAACCAAGAGCAAATGCTAACATTCCAGTGGCACCTGATGCAAAATCCGCATCAGTATCAACCCACGCTTGGGAACTATTTAAATAGTACAATCTACCGGCAGTTAAACTTCCCGAACCAAATGTCACAATATCACCATAACCATCTACTGATGTTGTTAATTCTGTTGTTGGGTCATGTATAAATTGGTAGTCACCTCTAACATCTAATTTACGATTTGGTCCGTTTGTTCCAATACCCACATGGTCAACACCAGCATCAATAAAAAGCAAGTTCGAATCAACACTACCTTTAACTTGAAAATCTGAACCCGCATTTGCCAAATCATTAAAAATAGCAGAACCTTGTTCTGTCAGAATTGAATAGTTATTTGTAGAAGCCCCATCAGAATTAATCCATACTCCGTAGTTATTTTTGGCATCATTAGAAACCGTAACTTTTAACCCATATTTATTCCCCGATGAAGTATCAACAACTCCAATAACATCAATCTGTTCACCATACTGTGTTGAAGGACCTGTTGGTGCATTCGAGTTTGTAATTTTAGACCCCCAACCATCACCAATACTTCCAAAAATTTGAGGTTCTATTCCTACATTCTTTAAAGAACCACCTGTAACATTTAAAAAAATTCCTGTATTGTTTTCGGTTGTCCCTAATACACTTAATTCCATTCCAGTTTTACTACCAAGTGAATTTCCATGGTCACCTAAAACCACACCCGTAATACCTGTATGAAACGAACTGTCTTTTGTACTATTATTTTGAAAACTAATTGCGGTATTGTCTCCGTATATCGTACCGTTACCAACGGCAACATTCAAACCTAAATTTGATAATACTGCATCATAAACTAAAATATCATGACCTGTTAAACCAGAAACAAGAGTTTGGTCCCCTTGACCTGTTACTTTTGAAGTAGAATATCCAAAACTTTGACTGGTTTGTGTTGATGCAACATGTAATCCAAAAATGTCGTTTCCTACCGTATCTAAAATAAATTGGTGTCCCTGAACCCCCAATCTTTGAATTCCTCCGTTGAATATTAAATTATTATCTGAAACTATGCCTCCGGCACCATCTGAGCGTAAAACTTGATATGTTGACCCGCTCACTGTTGGTGATGTTCCACTTGTACCGTTAGTTCCCGATGTCCCATTTGTACCACTAGTGCCATTAGTCCCCGAACTACCTGAAGTTCCATTGGTGCCTGACGTTCCATTTGTTCCGTTTGTTCCGCTTGTACCATTCAATCCATTATAAACCCAAGATATTGTATATGTAATGTCATTAGTAAAGGATCCATTTGCAACAACATTTGTTACGTTAAATCGGTATACAGATCCTGAAACTGTAATACTAGTAACAGTCCAAATACCAATAATATTATTACTACCAACTTGAGTAACTTGTAAATAAACCGGATTACCTAACGCTTGTATTGAATCAATTGACGAAAACCAAACCGAGTAATTAGCACTATTAATGTCCGATGTATTAACGTAAATTGATGCTATTGATGATATTGTTGCCGAATCACTTGTAAAAAATGTCGCTGTAGGGATACCTCCTCCAGTTTTGTGTATCCATCTACCTGAGTTTGATCCGTCATTACCTGCAAATCCACTAGTACCATTAGTTCCGTTTGTTCCACTAGTACCATTAGTTCCTGAAGTACCATTTGTACCATTAGTTCCTGAAGTTCCATTCGCTCCGCTAGTACCATTAGTTCCAGATGTTCCGTTTGTTCCGTTAGTACCGCTAGTTCCATTAGTTCCTGATGTCCCGTTGGTTCCGCTTGAACCACTAGTTCCATTTGTACCTGAAGTACCGTTAGTACCTGATGTACCATTAGTCCCCGAACTACCTGAAGTTCCATTAGTTCCTGAGGTTCCATTCGTTCCGCTAGTCCCGTTAGTTCCGCTTGTCCCATTTGTCCCACTAGTCCCATTTGTCCCACTTGAACCTGAAGTTCCGTTCGTACCACTAGTTCCATTTGTCCCATTAGTACCTGAAGTACCATTCGTACCTGAACTACCCGATGTCCCATTAGTTCCTGAAGAACCGCTAGTCCCGTTTGTACCCGAACTACCTGAAGTTCCGTTAGTTCCGCTAGTACCATTTGTACCGCTAGACCCTGATGTACCGTTGGTTCCACTAGTACCATTGGTCCCTGATGACCCTGATGTACCATTTGTACCCGATGTGCCGTTAGTACCTGAAGAACCTGATGTGCCGTTTGTTCCGCTACTACCATTCGTACCTGATGAACCACTTGTACCGTTTGTCCCTGAAGTTCCGTTTGTTCCTGAAGTTCCATTAGTTCCACTAGTCCCGTTTGTTCCTGATGTTCCATTCGTTCCGTTTGTCCCCGAAGAACCATTTGTTCCTGATGTACCATTCGTTCCGCTAGACCCCGAAGTACCATTTGTACCTGATGTTCCATTGGTCCCCGAAGAACCTGACGTTCCGTTAGTACCACTTGTTCCATTAGTTCCTGAAGAACCACTTGTCCCATTAGTTCCGCTTGTCCCATTTGTTCCACTAGTTCCATTGGTGCCACTACTTCCGCTTGTCCCATTTGTTCCTGATGTGCCGTTGGTTCCATTTGTACCTGAAGACCCGCTAGTGCCGTTTGTACCACTACTTCCTGAAGTACCATTGGTACCTGACGTACCATTTGTACCTGATGTTCCATTTGTACCACTAGTTCCATTTGTACCACTAGACCCCGAAGAACCATTAGTACCATTGGTTCCGCTAGTCCCGTTCGTACCTGAAGTACCACCACCAACGATTAAAGATGCGGAGAAATAACTTGTCGCCCTATTAGAACCACCCTCAAGATTTCTACTTGTTGGGTCTCCATTATAACCCGTAAATTCAACATAATCAGTAGTCCCATTAAAATAAATTATTTTAGTATTACCTTGAGAAACACCTGCAGATGTTGTTGTTTGATTTTGCCAAATGAATGTTTGATTTCCATTTTTACGGATTTGTGAATTATATTGATTGTTCGCTACCGTGGCTGTTTGCCAAAAAACTTCAAGTGTCACATTGTAGTAACCCGCAATTGTTGGTGTAAATTGATATGTTGAAGAATTCCACCAGTTTTGTGGGTCAAAATCATCAATAAATTGAATTATAGTATCAACATTTGAAGGAATTGATTGATTTGTTGATAAATAACCTTGAACAACATAGTTGGATGCCGTTAGATTACCTCCATCAGTACCTGACGTTCCGTTAGTACCGTTTGTTCCGCTAGTTCCGTTTGTACCATTTGTTCCACTAGTCCCATTAGTACCCGATGAACCACTTGTACCGTTTGTCCCTGAAGTTCCATTGGTTCCACTACTTCCTGATGTCCCATTTGTACCACTAGTACCATTCGTACCTGACGTTCCATTAGTCCCACTACTACCACTAGTTCCGTTAGTTCCTGAAGAGCCACTCGTACCATTAGTTCCGCTAGTTCCATTAGTACCGCTAGACCCCGAAGTACCATTAGTCCCTGATGTTCCGTTTGTGCCCGAAGAACCTGAAGTACCATTAGTACCACTACTACCACTTGTCCCATTTGTACCTGATGAACCGCTAGTACCATTTGTTCCGCTAGTTCCATCTGTACCCGATGAACCAGAAGTACCATTAGTACCTGATGTTCCATTTGTCCCGCTCGTACCATTGGTTCCATTTGTCCCGCTAGTACCATTAGTCCCACTTGTACCATTAGTCCCGTTGGTACCTGATGATCCATTAGTTCCATTAGTTCCTGAAGTCCCATTTGTACCGCTAGTTCCATTCGTACCGTTAGTCCCACTTGTACCATTAGTCCCTGAAGTTCCATTGGTTCCATTGGTTCCACTAGATCCATTTGTACCATTCGTACCTGAAGTCCCGTTAGTTCCGCTAGTTCCATTTGTTCCACTAGATCCATTTGTACCATCTGTGCCTGAAGTTCCATTGGTTCCGCTAGTACCGTTTGTACCATTAGTCCCACTAGTTCCGTTCGTACCTGAAGTTCCATTTGTTCCTGATGTACCATTTGTTCCTGAAGTACCGTTAGTACCGTTTGTCCCACTAGTTCCATTCGTACCGTTTGTTCCCGATGTACCATTTGTACCGCTAGTCCCGTTTGTACCATTTGTTCCTGACGTACCGTTTGTTCCATTAGTTCCACTACTACCACTTGTGCCATTAGTTCCTGACGAACCGCTTGATCCTGATGTTCCTGACGAACCGCTTGATCCTGATGATCCACTAGTACCATTTGTACCCGAAGTTCCGTTAGTTCCTGATGTTCCACTAGTTCCCGAAGAACCACTTGAACCATTAATTACACCTAATGTTGTTTGACCAAAAGAATAATGAGTCGTACCTTCGGTAACAAAAGTAACTGTATGTGATTGATTTGAAGTGTTAGTAGCATTTACTTTAACCAAAATTCTATCTGTTGTATTGATAGTATAACCACTCTGATAAGTATCGCTTAACACCATTGATGGATTTGGTGAATTAGTTGTTACGGGTCCTGGGTCTGTTGTAAATAATAATGTTTCAGTTCCTCCTGTTGTTCTTGAATAAACCTCACAAAAAATATTAAAACTTGCGTTATTGTTTTCTTTGTATGAGTGTAAATAAAATGACCAAATTCCCGCAGGAATAACCGAAACATTTGGATAATTTGATGGTGTTAAATAGGATTGAATTGTTGATGTAACACCATTTGCAATAGTAACTGTAACTGTTTGTTGAGATCCTGTAGTTGGAATTGGTGAAAATTCTTTATATGGTGTTTGTGTTACTGATTCGTTAAAATAATAAATAAGACCACCTGAAATACCATTTACTCCACTTGTACCTGAAGAACCTGAGGTTCCACTAGTTCCTGATGTTCCATTTGTACCATTAGTCCCTGAAGTCCCTGATGTTCCGTTTGTTCCTGATGAACCGCTAGTTCCATTAGTACCACTTGAACCCGATGTTCCATTTGTTCCGTTAGTACCTGAACTACCGGATGAACCACTTGTACCATTAGTCCCCGAAGAACCTGACGTACCATTTGTTCCGCTGGTTCCATTTGTGCCTGATGAGCCTGAAGTACCGTTTGTGCCGCTACTTCCAGAAGTACCATTTGTTCCACTAGAACCTGATGTTCCATCTGTTCCGGATGAGCCTGAAGTGCCATTTGTTCCTGACGTTCCGTTTGTGCCCGAAGAACCTGATGTACCGTTTGTTCCTGAAGAACCACTAGTTCCGTTAGTACCTGATGTACCGCTTGATCCACTAGTACCATCCGTACCTGAACTACCACTTGTTCCATCAGTACCGCTAGATCCGTTTGACCCATCCGTACCTGAAGTTCCATTTGTACCAGATGTTCCTTGTTCACCTACAAGACAAAGTGTAACACCCGCTTGTGTTTTATAACCAGGGTTTGAAGAATATGTGATACCAGCAACTAAAGTACCCGTTGAAGCAGTGTAACCACTAATAAAGATATATTCTATAACATCATCAGGTGCATACACACTTAATGTTTGTCCAGGACCCCATGACATATTTGGATACGAGGGTCCATTGTAGGTTGTACCTACCGATTGAAAATAATAATCTCCCGCTAAGAATGGTGTACAAATTACCGCGGATGTTCCTGAAGATCCATCTGTTCCACTAGTCCCTGAAGACCCGCTACTTCCATCTGTTCCTGAAGTACCACTACTTCCGTCAGTACCTGATGTCCCACTAGATCCATCTGTTCCGCTTGTCCCACTACTTCCGTCTGTTCCTGAAGTACCACTTGACCCATCTGTTCCACTTGTGCCCGAAGATCCTGAACTACCGTCAGTTCCTGAAGTGCCACTACTACCATCTGTACCACTTGTACCACTACTTCCGTCTGTTCCGCTTGTTCCACTTGATCCATCTGTACCGCTAGTTCCGTCTGTTCCGCTTGAACCTGAAGTTCCATCCGTTCCGCTAGTTCCGCTTGAACCTGAAGTTCCATCCGTTCCGCTAGTTCCGCTTGAACCTGAAGTACCATCCGTTCCGCTAGTTCCACTAGAACCTGATGTCCCATTTGTTCCTGATGTTCCATCCGTACCCGAAGACCCGTTTGTACCACTACTTCCTGACGTACCATTAGTTCCTGAACTTCCATTAGTGCCATTAGTACCACTTGTTCCATTTGTTCCTGAAGACCCGCTAGTTCCATTAGTACCACTTGAACCTGATGTTCCATTTGTTCCTGAAGAACCGGAAGTACCTGAAGACCCTGAAGTACCGTTAGTTCCAGATGATCCAGATGTCCCATTTGTTCCGCTTGTCCCATTTGTTCCACTAGTTCCATTGGTGCCACTACTTCCTGATGTTCCATTTGTTCCTGATGTGCCGTTGGTTCCATTTGTTCCTGAGGATCCACTTGTCCCATTTGTACCCGAACTTCCACTAGTTCCATTGGTTCCTGATGTTCCATTAACTCCAGATAAACCACTTGTACCATTGGTCCCGCTCGAACCGTTAGTACCATTCGTTCCTGATGTGCCGTTTGTCCCGCTTGAACCTGATGTCCCACTCGAACCTGATGTCCCATTTGTACCACTGGTTCCATTAGTTCCCGAAGAACCGCTCGTACCATTTGTGCCCGAACTTCCTGATGTTCCGTTTGTTCCTGAAGATCCACTAGACCCAGATGTACCGCTTGAACCTGAAGCACCAGTTGCGGTAACACCAGTTATAGAAACCGTGTTTCCAGAATTATCGTAAAGTACTATTGTACTTGAACCCGAAAAATATGTACCTCCTGTTGTGTAAACATCAAAAGGTTTGAAAATCCTCCAATTAGAATTTGATGTTCCTCCACTTACACCTTCAATTGTTGATCCAGTCCATGAATTAATAAATGATTGTCCGGCTGGGGTATTATTTTTTACCGTTGTCCCAAAGTTAGAAATAACAACAGTAGGTCCTCCAGGTCCTGTTGCACCAGTGGCGTTTGACCAAAGTGTATCGTAATTAGGTATATAATATTGATAGAACTGATCCAATTCATATACATAAACAACCATTCCCAATCTTCGTCTACCACTAGAAATATTATCAGAGTTTAGAGTTAAAACATCCGGAGAAAAAACACTTCCAGAACCTTTTGTAAAACTTATTGGAATTGAGTTACCACTAAACTCAATTGATCCAGTTTGTCCAACTGGTATTTGATAAATCAAATCTGTCAAGTTATAAACCTCAGAATACCCTCCAACTGATAAAATACTAAACGTTGTTCCAAAAGTTTGATTTCTCAATACAGATGGTGTTCCTATTGATAGTGTTGGTGATATGGGATTTTTATACAGACCTGACATTTTATTGTTATGAATTCAATTTATTATTGTATATCATTTCCTTTAAAATAAATACGGAAATTATTGTTTAATTTGAAGATTGGACTTGGGAAAGTTGTATAAACTCGATACACATCTTGTGGTATTGTTGATCCCGTATAATTGAAGGTATATGTATATATTGTTTGTTCCATATTTACCGGACTTAATGATTGTGCATTTCCTGAATCATTTAATCCAATTTCCACTTGTTTCAATCCATTGGTTGATCCAGTTGGAATAATCCATGTGTACCATGATTGACATCCAACATAATTTTGAGGAACCTCTGTTGTAAAGAAATTGTAAGCCACTATATTGTTTCCAAAACTATCTAATCCACCAGAAGTTGTTGGAACAAACTGTGTAATTATTCCAGGGAATGAACCACCTGTCCACCCACTATAATTTACATATAGATTCATGTCTATGTTGAACTGTGTTTGATCCTGAGTTGGTTGAGATGAATTTGTAAACCCAAAGAAGTTAGATCCCCCATCATACATATACTGACCTATTGCCGTAGATCCTGTTACTGGTTCTATGAACAAAAAGACTTGATTTACAAACGTTGGACTTGAAGTAGGTGTTGGTGTTAATGTTGGGGTTAACGTTGGTGTGACAGTTGGAGTTACTGTATTTGTAGGAGTTATTGTTGGAGTAATTGTTGGTGTAACCGTATTAGTTGGAGTGATTGATGGAGTTGGTGGTGGAGAAGTTGAAGTGACAGTTGGTGTAGGTGTTGTGGTTGGAGTTTTTGTTGGAGTAGTTGTTACCGTTGGTGTTGGTGTATATCCAGAAGAAGGGGTTACTGTTGGTGTTACTGTATTTGTTGGTGTTACAGTATTCGTTGGAGTTGGGGTTACAGGACACCCACTTGTGTTACTTGGTGTTGGTCTTGGTGAAGTTGCCGGTCTTGGGGTTTTGCTTGGTTTTGGACAACCACAAGGATTTGTACAAGTTTCTGTTGGTGTTGGAGTTATTGTTGGAGTAATAGTTGCGGTTATTGATGGTGTTGGTGTTGGAGTAGGCACTTTGCAAGGATCGTAAGATGGTGTAGGTGTTGGTGTTGAGGTTGGTGCCGGAGTTGGGGTTCTTGTAGGTGTGATAGTAACGGTCGGTGTTGGAGTTAATCTTGGTACTTGTAAAATGTTATTACAATCGTTTCCACAAAATTGACCCAATACTAAAATTGTATAAGTTCCATATATTTCTCTTGGTGGAGTTAAAAGTGAAGAATCAAAAAAATATGGTAACAATTGTGTTCCAAGATTTATAACAATATTTTGATTGTCTGGCTTGAACAATATTTGTGCATATTGACCATTGTAAGACGGACTAGAAATTGTTATTGTTTGACTCATCGATACTTTTTTATAAATACCTATTTAAACAAAATTGGTCTAAACAAAATAATTTGGATCCAATATAATTGGTGGATTTGCACCTACTTGACGATATATAACAGTTCCATTAATACCCACCTCTATGTCAAAACTTCTTGGATCATTAACATCTGTTCTTCTAATAAGGTATTCGGTGTAAGAACCTTGGAAAATTTTCTCGGGATTTTGACCGTCTGGTCCCGGACATAATGGAAATAAATAAGTCGGACTTGTACTTACGGCTTTTCTCGGAACCCACGCACTTGCCATACACCCAATTGTGGGGGGCCAAGCATTACCATCACAATCAACAAAAAAACCGTCTGAACCAAGCCAGTCACAAGTTGTGGCAGATAACGAAGGTATGATTGTCAATGGATTACCAGAGTATGGATATGTTATATTAGAATACCACGGAACAATCCAAGTACCTGTTGAATTACGGTAACTCATGTTGCCAACTGTTCTTACAATACCTCTCACTCTAACAAAAGGGTCAATACTTCTAAGTGCTGTGTTAGAAATTGATGAATAATTTATATCAGCATAATAACTTGGGTTTACATTGTTGGCAATGAAAGTAGTTACCGTTCCAGAGCAGGCGGAACATAAAGGGTCATTTCCACCGTAGTTGTTAGTTATCAAATTCATATTGATTATCATTTGGAAATTTCCAGGTGTATTAGTTGTGGTTACTGAAGATGAAGGATGAAATGACCAAGATTTTAATGTAAATTGATTATCAGCACAATTTGAATTTATATTAAGTGGTTGATAGTGATCAAAAATAATTACTTTATAATAATCGACTGATGTTGGTAAAGGGGCTGTTGGTAACCATCCTATATTAGTCATTCTGGATAAATAAGAATTATAAAATGCGTCTCTATCGGTTTGACTTGAACACGTAATTGTTATCACATTATTAACTTTTGTGACATTGACTGTGTTTGGTATATTAGAAGTACAAGTTGTAGTTACACCAGTATTAACTGTTGTACAGTTTCCACCTAATGGACCAAGAGGACTTATAGGTGAATAAAGAGTTGGTGTAAGTGTGTCCATTCTTGAATTGTCACCGGCACTACATGGACATTCCGGACCCCCCTGATTTGAGGCGTTTAAATATGGATTACTCAACCCAGGAAATTCAGGGTGAAAATACTTGAAAATATCTTCGTTTGCCAAAATGTTTGCACTACAACCTGTAACGGTAAAGTCAACATCGAGAAGGTTACAGGTAAAACTAGGATTTGAAGTTAATGTTGATAAAATAATTTCTTGACCATACGGGTAAGAGTAAAATTGTTGTATACAAGAATCACATTCGAACCGTTCCAAACAAGTGAAGTATAAATCCCAAGAAGTTTGGTTTTGAGTTTGATTCGGTATCACTTCGATTATTAAATAATCGCCATTATTAATAACAAAGTTACTCAAATTAATAACTTTCATAAAATAATTGTTAGATGCCTGAAAAGTTGTGGTGAAAACATATTTTTTTGGTAAACTAGTTACTCTATAATCAATATTTTGATTTAGGTTAGGAATTACACTATTTGGACATTGCATAACCCCACCTACTTGAATATATTCTACCACAATTGGTACATTACCATAATTCGATCCAATAAATGTTATTTTTAATGTGTCTGGAACAAGTTGACCTTGAAATGCATAGGGAATATATTTTTTACTCGGGTCTATATCAAAATGTGCATACATACTTCCCGGAGGAACTGCCGAACCCGGGAATGTTGAATACTGTACTCTATGTTCATATGCTCCAGTAAGTGTTCCATTGGTACAATTAAATGATTGTATATTAACTTCTTGAGATGTGAAACAATCCATCATTGCTTGAGTTGTTCCAGAAATCCCAGTTGGGGTGTATGTTGTTCCAGCAATTGTAACGGCTTGTAGAACTGGTGTATAAAGACCAGGAGGTAACATCGGGGAATTTAATCCAGTCATCGGATGGTTGTAATTGTAAGGACCAACAAACGGAAAAGGCGTACCAAAACCAGATTTTAATGCAATGTTTCCAGATGAATCATACCAGAAAATTGTGTATGCCTGAATGTTTCCACAAGTTCCAGTTAAATTTCCACATGTCAATTGACCAACAGTATTTAAGTTATATCCAGAAAGACCTAAGTTACATGGGTCTGTACATAAATTCATGGTGGTCACACAATTCTCATCTAATGCGGTGACGATACCACTCGCATTGAACGTATTATCAAATGGTGTACTTACAACGCTACCTCCAGTTGCAATTGACATATTAATTAGTGCGGTTATTCCTGCCGGATAGGTTGATGATGCAAATGTACTTGCCGGTGGAATGATTAAGTTCATTGTAATATTTTGAGAAATACAATTAGATGTTAACTGTTGGATTACTAAATCATCAAGACCTAATATATAATTATCATTATTACCACTTGGTTCATTATCTGTAATTAAAATAATTATTTTTTTATGAGTTGGTAAGAAACTTCCCGCAATTCCAAAATTAATAATTCTATCAATTGCAACATCAGATGGCTCTGGACCACCGATACCATTACCCAAAAAGAACCCAAAAAGAGGATTATTTAATTTATTTAATTGTACTGAAAAAGATGATTGATTGTTTGGTGTCATAACTTCCATTGCAGTTATAACCTGTGCTCTATTTGGTCCAATGTTTTGGTAAACATATTTTTGTGATGCTGGAAGTGAAGTATATTCTACTGATGATACGTATGTTAAATAATTTGGAAAATCGTCAGTTTCATCAAAAATTACTAATCCAAGTCTATAATTGTTATTTGAATTAGTAATAATATTGTTTACAATAGTTGCTATGTTTGTTTTGATAGCATTTATTGCAGGTCCCATACTTCCAGTATAATCCACAACAAATACGACATCCATTCCATCTTCACAATCAACCTCAGGTAGAGGTAAAGAAGAACTACTTGGGGTGGGTGTTGGTGTAGTAGTTGGTGTTGGTAATGGAAAAGTAGAAGAAACCGTAGGTGTTGGTGTGGTAGTTGGTGTTGGTAATGGAAAAGTAGATGAGGGAGTTTGAGTTGGTGTCACGGTGACTGTTGGAGTGATAGTTGCTGTAATCGTCGGTGTTGGTGTTGGTGACTGAGTATTGAATTGGAAGTCATTCGGTTCACAAACAAGTGGATTACAATCCGGACAATCCGGATTAAACATAGAAAATCTATCTTTTAAAATTTTAAAGTTATGTTTGATTTCAGGGGCTGTCAATGGAGAAACGTAAAATCTAAATTGTGATAGAGCACCATCAAAGGTACCCCCAAAATTTTGTTCTAAAACAATATTTGTATTTAAACCAGAAAGTGAGGTTCCACTCAAAACATTTTTTGGGAACAACTCAGGATCTTGTATATAATCCGTATATGGTAAAGTACAAGCGGATAATATTAAATTTTCACGTAATCCCTGGGTTCCACCACCCCAAGACATATTAAATGGTACTCCAACTTGTCTTTCTTTATCAGTGTCAAGAGGCCGTGGAATAATCTCTTCAAAGTCCTCTACTGTAAAAAATATTTTTCCATTTACATATATTTTTAAAGAACCTTGTCTATAAACAACGTCATCTAACCATTTTTGATTAAGTTTTACAATTTCTATTTCTTTTGGATCTAAACTACAGTGCGTAATTGGAGGTGAAATTAATTTTACAGTATCGTTTGCTAAAGAGTCCAAATATTTTATTTCTGTAATATCGCCTAGACCGCCAAAATATCTTAAGTCACATTTATCAAAAAATGTATATCTTCTCCACACAATATCTAACAACAACCATTTCGGTATATCAAAAAATTCACTACACCTATCTAAACAGTAGTCGTATATACCCTTAGGTGAACAATAGTTATCGATTGTATGTCCAGTTGTATAAGTAAATCCTGTTGTCTCACAAGTCCCGGTTGTTTCGCAAGATCCAGTAATTCTCAAACTTCTAATGCAAATTTTAGGGTTTTTTGGATCACCAGAAAATCTTACTGATAATGCGTTAGATAGTGCGTCTAATTTTGGATCTTTTTCGCAAGTATCTTCGATAGAAGTCCACCCACTCATTGAACATGGGTGACAATCCTCACATTCACAATCATTACAAGTTGTACATGTTGGTGTACAGACTGGTTCTGGTATACAATAAATTGGACTCGAGGTGGGAGTTGGTGTCGGTGTGGGTGTTGGTTCACAAGGTGGACATATCAAAGGTACAACAGGTAATGGTGTTGGTGTATATCCAGTTGTAAAATAACAAGGATGAGATTTACATTCCCAACCACACTTATCGCAAGGTAATTCATTACACCCACAACCACAACTTGTTATTTGTTGTCCACAAACATGACACCCATAGTTTACATGCGGATCATGAATTCCGTCTTGGGATCTTGGTGGATAAACAAAAATACATCGACTGTTTGTAACCCCTGTGTTACAACAAGCACAAGTTACCCAACAATCTCTCAGCGGTGTTGTCACTCTTGTATATCCAGTAAAACAATTCGGTGTACCGTCAGCATGATGATAAAATTTGTTTTCAGCACGAGTCCCTAAATAAAATACAGTTCCCGCATTATCTGGATATAATTCATTTAGAGTAGTTTCATTTGGACCTGGAGTATATTGATCTATGAGTCGTGGTCTGACAACCATTTCTACAGCCCAACCTTTAGGTACTCTCTCAGGTAAAATTTCATAATCGTAACCAAATAATTTATAAAATCCTTGATAAAACCCACCGTAAAGTTCATGATACTTTCCGACCGAAGGCTCAATCTTTCCCTCAACCTCATATAGTGTTGTTTTTGTAATTCCGGAAAACCTATTATACTGTGAAGTATAACCAGTTACCTGAAACATTTTCATTCTTCTATCAAAATATGTTCTTTGAAATTTCAATAGGTCGTCAAACAAGCCATTTGTGTAGGTAATAGTTGGTCCAACAATTTTGTCAACCAACCCATTATCCATACCGACTAATCCTATGTCACAAATTGTTTGAGCGGTAAAACATGACAAATCTAAATTTTCTTCATTATAGTATGTTTCTGATACAAGAAGATTTCTGTTGTCATAATTTTTATATGTAAGATTTAATTCTTGTGTTGTTTCTAAATTATTGATATCATAATATACCGGTAATCTATTCCCATATCCTTGAGCAATCAAATATGGTGAAAAAACTACTTCTTCATTATAATCTTTCTCATCAGATGTCAAAGACATATCTGAAATCTCATGAGCAAAGTTGAGTTTTAACTTATTATATACGTATTGATTAATGTTTTGTTGAGCCATTTTTGTATAAATACCTCCATCGCAATATTTATCAAAAAAATAGATATGTTAGTTTTTAATAAAAATATTCTTAAAGGATCTTACTTTTTTCATTTAAAGGAGCAGAACAATAAACTTATGCTACACTTTAATAACCTGAGAGTTTTAAATGAAAATAATACAAATTTAATTACATTTATTTTTTCTAAAGATAAACTAAGCAATGTGAGTCATCTAATTGAAAATCTTGTTAATGAAAAAAAAGATTTGAAAGGTAAAGATTTAGAAAATGAATTTGTAAAAATTGATCAGGGTCTTGACCAAAAAGAAATCCGAGACCTTACACAAAAGTTAAAATCAATTTTTACAAAATTTAAAGAAAATAAAGAATTTCAACTTGATTCTAAGGACAAAAAAAGTATAGAAAAAAAATCCCCGAAATTATTGGAAGTAATTCCCATGATATTAAAAAAAATAATTTCATCTAAAGTTGATCTTAAACGATTTGTAAGATTCTTAGGTAAAGAAATAACCGTTAAATTACCTAAGGAAGTTCCATCTGGTGAAATCGATGAATTGGTAAATGATGATGGTACTTTTATAAATTCTAGTGTTCCTTTATTAAATCTTTGGTTACATCCAAGATATACTCAAGATATGACGGTTGCTATGACAAGACAAACTACAAATCCAATAGTTCGTGGTTATAGAGTTTACTATGGTGAATCAAAAAATTTAGAAAAGTCATTAATCAAAGAAGTGGATTATACCGGAAGTTATGCTTGGGAAGATGTCCAAGATGCCAAAACTTATAAGGAAGCCGATAAAATTTTACAAAAACGTAATGGGATTAAAAATGAAAAAAATAGAGAGGAAAGATTAGATATTTTTGGATTTGATCCTGAATTAGATGCTGAATTAGAGGATGAAAAAAGACACGGTTTTTGTAAAAAATGTTTTACCAAAAGAAGACTGTCTGAGTTAGAAAAAAATAAAATGGAAAGTATAATTGATGAAATATTGTTAGATAAAAAAAAATCTAATAAAGATGTAATGAAGAAAAATACCGAATCTTCGTCAAATCCAGTAGAAAAAATTTTAGTAAAAAATTTAGAGTCAATTAAAAAATTGGCAGATAAAGAAGATTTGGATTTCAATTCACTTTTAAAAAAAATAAAAACTGATGAATAGTGAGTTATATGGTCAAGAAATTGTAATTCCAGATGAAGTAATAAATCATCTTACTGTGTGTTTTGAAAATGCACCAAGTTCAAATTCAAACACAGAAGGACATAATAGAAATCAGGAATTACGAAACACTGGGTATGTGACTTATCAACAACTTGGAAGGATGAAAAATTGGTTTGATTCTTTCGATGGAAAAAAAGAGGATGCTCCGTACGTTTTAAATGGTGGTGACTATATGTATAATTGGATAAACAATACATTACAAAGTCTTAGAAACGGGTCTAATCTTCAAACAAAAATAGATAAAGAGTATCGTCCTGAAGATGTAAGTGATGAACTCATAACCGACATGGGATGGTTGTCAAATATGAATAGACCATCCAAAGAACATAGTAGTGAAATTGATGATTTGAAAATTACAGAAAGTGTAAAAAGAATAAACCAAATAATTAAAAAAATAATATAAAATGGCAACTTCAGAAAGATTGGATTTTAGTCAACCTCTAAATGATCTTGGTATTATTGGTCAGGACCAAAGAAAAAAGTTAATCCCAAAAAATGACTATAAAGAAACTAATCAGTATTCAGCAACTAACAAAGATGCAATTAGTGATGGAGATGATTTTGGTAAAGGTACTGGTGTTTTTTTAGACACAGTAAATGGTGGTTCTCAACTTGATATCATTGAAAGAAAAAATGAAATCAAAATAAACGAATATCAACCAAACAAACCATATACAACCCCTTCGGCTTAAAATGAAACTTTACAAAAATTTAAAAGGTCTTATTCTTGAAATAGCATCCTCAAGTACAATTGTAGATGCTATTAAAAAAAGAAGAAGAGTTATAATTTATTATGAAGGTGACGAACCAGGAGGAAATGGTCTTAGAATTATTGAACCGGTTTGTTATGGGTATAGCAAAACTGGGAATCCAGTTTTGAGAGCATGGGATTTAGAGGGTGCTTCTCATAGAGCATACCTAGGTGAAAAACCACTTCCTAGTTGGAGGTTATTTAGATTGGATAGAATACAATTTATAAGACCAACAACTGAGTTTTTTGACTCACCTCAACCAAATTATAATCCTTTGGGTGACAAAAGTATGTCAAGGGTAATAATAAACGCAAAATTTGAATAATATGAGTGCTGAAGATGATTTGATAAAAAAACTGATGATATCAAAACAAATCATGCAAAAACATGATACCATGGGTAGAGCAAAAGGAAATGATGTCACAACACCCATGGTTGAGGAATTTACTCCAGTTGCTGGTCAATACAATATTCCCCAAGAACTAATGATGGAATCTAGACCATCAACAAATTATAATACAGAAATTCCATCTGAGGATAGAATTAAAAATTCAAAACTTCCTGACGAAATAAAAAGACTGATGTTGGAACACCCAATTGAGAAACCAAATGTTGGATCTGGAACAGTTTTATCAAATGATCTAGTTGAAAAAGCATCTCGTTTAATGAATACTGATGCATCAGGTAAACAAATTAAACCTAATCAACCTTCACCAAAATCACCAATAACTGAATCTGTTAACATCAATAACATACGTGGGTTACTTAAAGAAGTCGTTGAAGAGGTTTTAAATGAAAATGGATTAATTGTTGAATCCGAAACAAATTCTAATGAAATTTTTAAATTCAGAGTCGGTCAACATATATTCGAGGGAAAATTGACAAAAATTAAAAAACTAAAAGATTAAAGAAATAAGTTGATTTGTTTGTAAAAAAGTTTTATACTTAACTCAAACAAATTATTTTATGTCAAACAAAATTAATGTATTAGTACTTCCCAGTGACAAATCTGGAGTTGGCAAGTTTCGATCAGTCGATCCCCATATTCATTTACAAAATTTATACCCAAACGATTTTCATATCGATATTGATTATGAACCAAAGATCAATGACTATAATTATTGGAAAAAATATCAGATTGTTCATGCCCATAGAAATATTGGACAAAACTATGAAAATACTCCCAATTTAATTAAAATGTTAAGACAAAACGGAATCATTGTAATCATTGATATTGATGATTATTGGTTACCAACTAAAGAACATCCAATTCATCAACTTATTGTTACAAACAAGATTCATGAAAAAATTATTGCAAATATAAAAGAAGCGAGTTATGTCACAACCACAACCGAATTGTTTGCATCTGAAATCAAAAAGTTTAACCCAAATGTTGTAGTTTTTCCAAATGCCGTTGATCCCAACGACCCACAATTCAATGAGCCAACACAACCGTCAGAAAAAATTAGAGTTGGTTGGTTAGGTGGATCTTCTCACTTACATGATTTAAAACTTATGGACGGTTTTGTTAATAAACTTAAACCAATTCAGAATAAACTACAATATTATCTTTGTGGGTTTGATGTAAGGGGAGTTGTAACTGAAATTAATCAAGAAACTGGTGAACAAAAACAAAGACCCATTCGACCTGATGAAACTGTTTGGGCAAGATATGAAGAATTATTCACAGATAACTACAAAATCATTTCTGAAGATTATAAAAGTTTTTTGATGAAGTTTGAAGAAAAAGAGTTCTTAGAATCTCAAAACGAAAATTATGTAAGAGTATGGACAAGACCAGTAAACTCTTATGCAAAAAATTATTCTAAGTTTGATATCTCGTTGGCACCGATCAAAAACCACATGTTTAATAGAATGAAATCTCAATTAAAAGTTATTGAGGCTGGTTTTTATAAAAAAGCATTGATTGCGTCCCAAGTAGGACCTTACACTTTAGATCTTAAACACGCTTTAAATCAAGGTCAATTTACAAATGGAAACGCCCTTTTGGTTTCAGAAAATAATAACCATAGTGATTGGGCCAAAAACATTAAAAAATTAGTTGATAACCCGAACATGATCGAAGACTTGGGTAATCAATTATATGAAACAGTGAAAGACAAATATAGTTTAGTTACTGTTTCGATCGAAAGAAGTCAATTTTACAAATCTATAATTTAATACTTTATGATTACTATTCCTATAACTAAAATTTTATTCCTTGACATTGAAACTGTTGGTATTACAAAAGATTTTGATACTTGTAAAGAAAGTTTCCCTAAACTTTCGAATCAGTTTGAAAATTATTATGATTGGTTCTTAAAGAGGTTTCCTGAAGATCAACTTGAGGGTAAGTCATTAGAAGAACAAAAAAACCATGTTTTTTCTACAAGGACTGCACTTGTTCCGGAGTTTGCAAAAATAATTTGTGTTTCCATGGCATTTGTTACTGATAAAGGCGAAATTAAACAACAAACTTTTGCAAATGATAATGAACTTATCTTATTAGAAGATGTCCAAAAACTCTTGGAAAGATGTGGTAAATTAGATTTTTATATGTGTGGACATAATTTGAAAAACTTTGACATACCAATGTTAGCAAAGAGGATGATCATAAATGGTTTGAAACCACCATCAATTCTTCCTTCATTTGACACTAAACCATGGGAAGTTAAAGCCTTGGATACAAAAGAGATTTGGCAATATGGTGCTTACACCTCCATTGGTTCCCTGGATTTAATGTGTACATGTTTAGACATACCTACTTCTAAAGATGGTGAAATTTCTGGTGATCAAGTCCACTCGGCATATTGGAATGATAATAAGTTGACTGAAATATCAAAATATTGTGAACGAGATGTTGATGTATTGATTCAAACAATTAAAATTTTAAAAGAACTACGTTGATGGATGAAAAAACAAAAGAATTACTAAACCAAGTAAAACATATTGAAGAAATTTTTGGTAAAGATTTTCAGGGATCTGAAAGTGAAATTATAAATAAATTTGGTTTGTTTATCGAAGGTTTAGAAAGCGATGTAAAAAAAAATAATCCAACATTGGATTTAGAGTTTGTTCGAATTGATGGAGAAGCAATTACTCCAACATACGCATACCCAAGTGATTCTGGTATGGACTTGTTCTCAACTCATGAAGAAGAAATCCAACCCTTGGAAAGAAAACTAATTGGTACTGGATTGAAATTTAATATCCCTCAAAATTATGAGATCCAAATAAGGTCTAAAAGTGGATTGGCACTCAAACAGGGATTAATGGTGTTAAATTCACCTGGAACTGTAGATCAAGGATATTTAGGGGAAATCAAAGTGATATTATTTAACACCTCAAATCAAGTTGTTAAAATACAAAAAGGACAAAAAATTGCTCAAGCGGTCTTGACTCCAGTTGTTTCGGGTAAATGGGTAACACTCAAAGAAGTGACATCTTTAGAAGAAAAAGATAGATCTGATAATGGTTTTGGTAGCACAGGCATATGATCAGTATTATTTACTCAACTCACAAAGACTCTGAGTACAATAACAAATTTAAACAACACTTATTACACACGGTTGGTGTTAAGGATGTTCAAATTTTAGAATATGTCAATCATAATCAATATTCCTTATCAGAAGTTTATAATAGTGGAATAACTGAATCTATTTATGACATTGTTGTGTGTTGTCATAATGACATTAAATTAGAAAAAAATTGGGGAAAAAAACTTTTAAGTGACTTTTCTAATAATCTGGAATTTGGTATAATTGGAAAAGCCGGATCATGTTATTTTCCCAAGTCCGGGGTTTATTGGGAAAAAATGAACCTAACAATGGTTGGTCAAGTATATCATCATCCACCAGGTCAAAACAAATGGTTAAGTAAATATTGTCCAAAATTTCCATTTTTAATCCCCGTAGTTACAATTGATGGGTTATTTATTAGTTTTGATAAAACTAAAATTAAACATAATTTTGATGAGACAATTGGTAAGTTTCATTTCTATGATCATTTATTCTGTATCCCAAATTATATGGACGGAGTTAAAATTGGTGTGTCCTCTTCATTTGAGATTACACATGAATCTGTTGGTCAACCAAATCAAGAATTTTGGGAAAGCAAAGAAAAGTTTCTTGAAAAATGGAAACATGTTTTACCAATTGATTTAAAGCCTTCACACCCATATCTCAATGAAAATAATAAGTCAAAACAAATAAAAAACCAACCCAAAGTTGCCGTTATTATACCAACTAAAAATAATATAAATTTATTAATAAATTGTTTGAATTCTTTTTTCAAAAATTGTAACCCAGATTACTTTGAAATTTTTATTGCAGATACAGGATCTTCTGATGACGAATTAAATGAAATAAAAAAGTATATCCAAAAAGAAAATAATATAAATTTGTTATTATATGATTATTATAATTTCTCTAAAATTAACAATGATGTTGTTAAAAATCATTTATCTGATAAATTTGAGTATTTATTGTTCTGTAACAATGACATAGTTTTATTGACTGATGTAATTTACAATTTGATTACTATTTTTAAAAACCATAAAAATGTTGGAACTGTTGGTTGTAGACTTCACTATGAGGATAATACCTTACAACATCAGGGGATAACAATTTTTTTGAAACAGAATGTTAAACAAATATCTGTTGATCATTTAGGAAAAAATAGTTATTACAATTTTGATACGACAACTAAACATGTTTTGGGTAATACCGCAGCATTAATGATGATTAGAAAAAACACATTTGAAAAAATTGGAGGTTTTGATGAATCATTGAGACATTGTTTCGAAGACGTTTTATTAAATTTAAAGTTGACGGTTTCAGGTTATAGTAATTATTATTCTCCTGACTCTGTTGCTTACCACCTTGAGTCTGCCTCAAGAGATATAAAAACAACAAATAATGAAATGATTCAAGATTACAATAATATATTGGTTCCATATATTAAAAATAATTTTGAAAAACTTAAAAAATTTGTATTAATTAATTAAAAAAATATCGTATGAAAATTTTAATCGGTTGTCTCTTATTTCGTGAATTTACTGGTTCCGAGATGTATGTGTTCGAACTTGCTAAAAACTTACAAAAGTTAGGGTGTGATGTCACCATCACCTCACCTCATATTGGTGGACCACTAACTGATTTAGCCGTAAGTTTGGGAATAAAAGTTCATAACATAAAAGTTCCATTTACAAACAAAAATTACGATATTATTCACTCACAACACTATCCCGTAACTCAAACTTTACTCAAGTTATTTCCAAAAAATAAAATGATTTGTACAATTCATTCTGAGGTAATTTCCCTAGAAAACCCAATCATTCACGAAAATATTAAAAAATACATAACAATTAGACCAGAAATTCAAAATCATATTATAAAAAACTTTTGGATTCCTGAAAATAAAACATGTGTTATTTACAACCCAATTGATACTAATAAGTTTAACACGAATGATACAACTTCTGGTAATTATACATTATTTGTTGGAACTATAGATTATTTAAGACAAAATACAATAAGAGATCTGGTTGATAAAACAAAGTCTGAAAACAAAGAATTATATTTAGTAGGAAAAAATCATGCAAATTATTTGAATGAAATTTTATCTAAT